TATATAATATTTTTTATTATTAATAGAATACATTTCCTAATTTTCTCATATTTTTAGAGCATTGTTCTACATCGCCATCTTTACAAGAAGCCATATTTCCATAACAAAAATCAGCGAAACTTTTTTGGTTATTAGGAATTTGTGTATTAGGCATAGAGTGAAAATTTCTCATAGAGTGTTCAAATTGCAAATTATCTCCTAAATCCTGATATAATCTAGGATCATTTTGTGCATTTTTTGTTATTTCATCGTTAATTCCTTCATTATATGCTGGAGCTGCTGGTGGTCTATTTGGGTTATCTTTTATATCAGTTAATAATACATTCATTAATGGGTTTGTTTTTGTTGGTTTTGTAAATTTATCATCAAATACTTTCAAAAATTTATCTGCCTTTTTACTTGTAAATCCTTCTTTATAAACTTCTTTTTTAATATCCTCTTTCTCTTCTTTTTCATATTGAGTTTTATATAAAATTACTAAAACAAATAATGTAATTATTGAAGTTACTAAAATTTTTATTGAGCCTGTTAAAATAACACCCAAAATTGTTAAAATAATAACTAATCTAGATATTGAATTAAGTTTTCTTGATAAAGACATGTTTTCAGTCGGCCAAACTTCTGTTATTTCTTTTTTATTTAATAATACCAATGGATTATTTAACCAGAAATCACTCATAGTATATAATAATGTAGTATAATATATTTATTGTTTCTTTTTATTTTTTCTCCTTTTTTTCTTTTTTTTCTTTTTAACAGTTTGTTCTTGTTCGTCTGGATTTCTTGAACTTTTTTGCATTACACCGTCGCCCTTATATGTGCTATGAACAAATTCTTTTTGTTTTTGTTCAATTTCTCTTTGTAATCTTCTTTCTTCTAATTTTCTTAACATCCTTTCTTTTTGAGAAGACATTTTTACATTTCTATTCATGTGAGATTGAAATGCATTCATATTTACTTTTGAATTATTTTTTCCAATAGGTAACCCCATATTACTTAATATAGAGTTCATATTTTTCATACCAGGCATAGATTTCATTTTTTCCATTAAATCTGCGGCTTCTTGCATTAATTCACTTTCCTTTAATTCACCTGATTTTAATTTTTCATCTAATTTTGAACCTACCTTTTTAACCATCCCCATCAATTTCCCCGGATTTTTAAACAATTTTTCAAAAACATCCCCCATATTATCTGTATCTTCATTCATATCTAAATTTAAATCATTTGCTGTATCTTCTGCTATTTCTGCGGCTAATCTCCCTAATTTACCTTGTAATAATCCACTTATATGTTTGTGAATATCATCAACGTCCGGTATATCTTCTTCTTTCATATTTTTTGATAAATCTTGTTTAATATCGTCAAAATTTACATTACTTAAATCAAATAAATCATTCATTTCTCCCAAAGTTTCTTCTAATTTAGTTTTTAATTCATCTTCGTTAATTGCTTCAAATAATTTTGCGGTAGAACCAAATGAACCAGGTTCTTTAATTGTTGTTAAAACCGAAAATAATATTAATTGTAAATATTTCCATATATGTTCTTTTGTCGTATCAGATATTTCTTCTTTCCATAATACTTTCATGTCTATAGATGGAGTTAAAAAAACACTACCTTCTTTTGAGAATATTTCTTCATTTTTATATAAAATATCAAAAAATTTACTAGGATATACTTCACAACAATGAAAAAAAACTTTTCCAATTTCTTCGTCGTCGTCTATATCTTGTAATATATATATTTCTCCTTTTGTCAAAGTTTCTTTACATTCTGGAAAAACTCTTAAAATGTCAATTAAAAAATCTTTCATAGATTTCAAAAATTCGGTAGGGATTTCTTTTTCACTCATTAAATATATAATAGAATTTCTAATTTATATTTAAATCTAAATTAAGAGAAATATAGTTTACATAATTTATTTAAATTAATCATGTATTTTAATGCCTTATTTTTGTTATCCTCACTTTCTTGTTTTATTTCTTCTTTTATTTCGTCTATTATTTTTAATATTGAAGCAATTTGTTCTCCCCAACCATTTCTAATTAAATCCTTTTCATAATCTTTTTTTTCAAAAAAATCAAAATTATCTTCTTGAATATCGTTTTCATATAATTTTAAAACGCTATCATTCCAACATACAATAACTTTTTTTGGGTTCGCTTTCCTTAACATTTCTAAAAATGTTTTACCTGTTTTCAAATTTATATTATTTGGATATAAAATTATTACTTCGCTTACAAATTCCATTAAATGATTTAAAAAAGATTTTAATATAAAAGAATGATTGCTTGCGGATTGCATATAAGATTTAATATAAAATTATTCTTATATTAAATTTTAATTAATGTTATTGTTGCATATATTTCGCAGTATCAGTATTTCTTGCTTGTTCAAATTTTTGGAAATCACCATCTCCTGTTTTTTCTTTAGTATAATCTTCCGGAGGTGTTTCAATGACATCATCTTTCGTTAAATTTTGATAATTATGCATTTGTCTTGTTCCACCTTTCCCTTTAACTAATAATTCATTAGGGTCTTGATCTAAATACGAATATGTATCTGACATTGCATTATTCATATCAAATGAGAATGCCATAGGTTCTTCATTATTTTTAGTAGCAATACTATTAGCATCTTTTATTTTTGGTCTAAAATATTCTAATATTTTTTCACCAAACACCACTCTATTTCCATGATGTAATAATAATAAGGCAGGGACTTTTGTTATAGTATGCGGCATTAATATTTCCTTACCATTATCTAATACGACATACACTTTATTACCTCTTTTAGCTCTTTTATCAATAGATAAAAAATGTATATCTTGTTGTAATTGTGTTTTTGAAAGTTGCTTTAATATTTTATTTGAATGTTGGCAATATTTACTATAATATAACACGGTACTCATGTGTATTTTGTTTAGGTTTTGAAATAACGAATATAACTTATTTAAATTATATAAAAATTGATATTAGAAAATTTTATATTATTAATATATAAAATGAGTGAATCTAGAATTACACCTAAATCTTCTAAAAATATTATAACTATTCCAAAAGTTGATAAAAATCTTGAGGAAAAGGGGGTTTTAACATTTACATTATCAAATACTAATGTTAGTATTGCTAATTCTATTAGAAGAACCCTAGTATCAAATATACCAACTGTCGTAATCGGTAAAAATATTGTATTTCAAAAAAATACAACTAGTCTAAATAATGAAATTTTGGTTCAAAGATTACATTGTATCCCTGTTTATTTAAAAACTGATAGCAAATTAGAAGATATACAAATTTCATTAAATATGAAAAATGAGACCGATAAAGTTAAATATATTACAACTAACGATTTTGAATTAACATTAATTAGTTCTGGTAAAAAATTAATAGAAAGTGATAGAAATAAGATTTTTCCAGCACATCCTATTAGTAAAATGCATATTTTATTTGCTAGATTAAGACCACTGATCTCTAGTGAAATTAGTGGCGAAGAATTAGAATTTACGGCAAATTTTGATGTTTCTACTGCTCAAGAACAAGGCGGACATAATGTAGTATCCACTTGTGCTTATGGTAATACTCCAGACAGAATAATATCAACAGAAAAATGGAATGAATTTGTTGATAAAGAGCAAGAGAAGGGGACAACCGAAATTGAAATGGATAAATATGAAAGAGATTGGGAAAATCATCAAAAATACCGATATTTTAAAGATAATTCTTTTGATTTTACCATTGAAACTATTGGTGTTTTTAAAAATAACGAATTAGTTGTTCTTGCATGCGAATGTATTATTAAAAAACTAAAAAATATTATAAAACAATGTAATGACGATACACTTCCTATTATTAAAGATAAAATTGCTATGAAAAATAGTTTTGATGTAGAATTAGTTAATGAAAATTATACTATTGGAAAAGTTATTGAATATATATTACATCAAAAACATTTTGAGAATGATAATATATTAAGTTATGTGGGATTTTGTAAATTTCATCCACACGATTCTAATTCTACTATCAGAATCGCTTTTAATAATGAGGAAAATGCTAATAAAGTTAATATTTGTAATATTTTTAAAGCTGTGTGTAACGATGGTATTAATTTAATTTATAATAATATTATTACCTCGTTCAAATAATTAATTCTTGCTGACTATTCAAAGTTTTTTCTATTTCATTTTTAATTTCATCTGTTTTTCTTGTACTTTCATCATAATTCATTGAAAACATCAACTTCGGTATTGGTAATGTATTTATATAATTTTTCACCGCAAATAATGTTATATATTCCTTTTTATCTCTCATTTCATTTAAAAATAATTGATGTAAATTATACATATGGGGTTTAAACTTAAATGGATATTCTTTCAACATTTTTTCTTTTTTAATAAAACAATTAACATAATATTCATATAATTTTTTTGTAAAATCATGAAGATTTTTTCTTAATAATAATAATTTTTCTCCTTGTTCAGGAAAAAAATGTAAATAATTTTTTACATTTCCGTGCTGTCTTAAATTATAATATGTATATTGTAACTTAAGATTATTTCCTTTTAATTTTTTTACATATTCATAATTATTATTTCTAATTTTAGTTCTTTCACCTGTTTCTTTATTTACAATGACATATCCCATAATTTTATAATCTTCTTCATATTTTATTTTTTCATATAGGTCCTCCCAAATATTATCTTCATGTTTTTCAATATGTTGGACTGTCTTTACAGAAAAAATATCAAATGCGAATTCCTCCTTCTCTTCTTTCGTATATAATATATTTTTAAATGAAAAATCATTAAACTCATAAACTCCGCACAAAATTAGATTTGTAGTTTTAAATGGAATTACTATTTTATTTTCTGGATGTTGTAGAATAAAACTATAACTATACCTATTATCTAAGTGCTCAAATTCTAATCCTTCAATATTATTCATAGCCTCTAAAAACATAGTTCTAAATGTTTTTTCAGTATTATATGTGCAATTTGCACCAATGTTACTTTTTGTTGCTACTTCCCATTGATCATTTAATATATTGAAAAAAATATTAATCATTGTCCCTTCTTCAAATGATTGTAAATGACAATTTTTATATTCATATTCTTTAAAAACATCTAATGGTATAGATTTTGGTGGTGCTACCGATAGCAATTTATTTCCATCAGTTATAATGGACCGAAATAATCCTAATGTATTCGCATTTTCATTTGTAATAAATTCTTTTTTATATTTAATTAAATATAGGCCATTTTTTTCAGATACTTTCAAATTTTTTGTTTTAGCATATTCTGGGTCATCTATAACTTTAATTATATCAGCATAGTCTTGTAAATTACGCATTTAATTAATATAATTAAAATCCCTTTAACTATCTTATTTATAATTTTAAATTATTTATACTTTTAAATTATTTATACTTTAATATTCTTTCTATCATAAATATAAGTAATGTCTGAAAATGTGGAAAATACAACACTGATTGAATTACAATTAGGACAAATAATTAAACTTATTTCTCCTAACAATGAGAATTATAATAAAAAAATATACATCATAGATTATTTAGATGAGAATTTAATAAAAATTACTGATGAAGATAAAGAACATATATCTTTGAAAATTAATGAAGGTAAAATTATAGATGAAACAATTGAAAATATAGTAATATTAGATCATCCAAAAGTTCAGGGATTTGCGAAACAAAATAATTTAATCCCAGGTAAATGGATTTCTATTGAAATGGGTGGAAACTTTCCACAATATTTTAATGGACAAATTACTGATTTAGAAGAAGACCAAATTGAACTTAATATTCATGAAAGTAATATTAAAATTTATATTGATTTTGCCTATAAAGGAATACCATTAGATTTAAATATTAATAGTATATCTATCCGTCCTTCTCCTGAACAACAAAAGGAATTAGATAAGAATGAAACAGAAAAAAAAGAACTAAAGGAAGAATTAGATTCTGACGATGAGGATATTATTTTTGCTTTCTATAATTCCGAAGAAAATGAACAAGAAAGAAAAGAAATAATTTTTGAAGCTAGCCAAATACAATATGGTAAGAAATTAGAAAGTGTTACCGAAATTGTTGACGTAGAAGAAAATGAATTAAGATTTGATATTGATACTCAAACAGACGATCTTTGGAAGGAAATGTTACAACATATACCTGTATTTGAAAGAAATAATACAAATAATTTATCTTATATACAAAATACAGTTAATCGTTTTATTCAATTAAGAAATGATTTTACTATATTTGATGATAATAATTATCCAATTGATGTTAGAAAAAGAGGGGCAAAAAATAAACCATTCATTAATAATTTATATAATTTTAAAAATATTCCTTTATGGATTATGCCTGTAGTTCAAAATAGAAAAAAATTACACGACATCAATGAAACTAACCTGGAAAATATGAATGTTGATAGTTATAACGAACTAACTAGCGAATTTATTAATAGAAGTATGGAAAAATATAATATTTATTTAACTGATGATTTTCCTGGAGAACAAAATAAATATGTTTATTATAATAATAGTTTTGATATTAAACCATATGATAACCATTTTGATAATACTCAAAATATA